GCCGCATTATTTCCATCTAGCCTTAAAGCAGTTGATGCAGTTGAACCATCATAAGTTTGAAAAGATAGAGAGTAGTTATTAACTAAACCCTCAACAATTCTTGCATCTCCGTTAGCCCAATCAAGCACCCCTCCGCTTGGAAGGTCAAATTCAGTTCCATATATCACCCCACTAGATGTAATAGCCCCGCTAGAGATAGTGCCGTTAAAAGTAGCCGCGCCTGAGTCTGCTATTCGCAGTCTTTCTTTATATGTTGAAGACGCGCCACTGTACCCTTGAATAACAAAATCAGAGACTGACGAACCTGTAGTTGGACGAACAAGACCAATAAAACCTTCGGTGTTTCCTGAGTGCGTAAACTGGATTCCTGCATAGTTATTTATAGCAGAGGCTACATCTATTTTTATTTGAGCGGCACTATTGAAATTTGTAGGGGAATATGCCGCCCCTGTTGCTGTTCCAGAATCTACTGTTAATAAACTACTAGGGATAGTAGTGTTGATGCCTACTTTTGAATTGTAACCAACAGACATAATTGTAACTGGAGTCTGACCGCTTGATCGCGCAATGTTAAAGTCCATGCGAGAGTCAGCACTACTATTCCAGTAATTTAATATCTGGTTTCTGTAGTTGTTGCTAGTGTCATAATTAAACTGGATGCCTTCTGCTTGAGAACTTCCTATCGTTAGGTTCTTTTGAGGCGTGGCAATTTGACTAACCATTAGCTTATTTGCTACGGCTGTGTGGGTGTTAAACGTAGCTACTTTTGTGGCACCACCTACAGTCAAGAGTACGCCTGTACTTCCGTTTATAAATGATCTAGTTGCATCAAAGTCAATGTAACTTGTAGCTACAGCTTGATCTCTAATTTTGTAACCTCTTCTAAGCAACAACCCATCTGTTGTTATCTGTACAATATTGTCTGTGCCAGAGGGATGGAAAGCTATGATGCCGTTAGAGTTGTAAATATTAAATGCTCTTGAGCCGCCCCAAGAAGTGTAATTTATACCGCCTTTAAATAACTCAGCATTACCGCCATCAGTTATAAGTTGCAAGTCAGCATAAGCAGTTTGAGTTCCTGCGCCTATTGGAATAATTAGACTAGCAGTTGAAGCATCTACATTTAAGGGGATAGAACTAGTCGACGTTATATTAAGTGCTTCTGTAAGGCTACCCCCTGCACTTTCAATCGTACCCTGCACTTTTAGACTATTAGCATCAACAGCCGTTGCATCGTAAGTAGAGCCAACAGTCATGCCGCCATCAACGTGTAGCTTTTTGTTTACTACGTTTGACCCACCACCGCCAATAGCGAATGTGCCGTGAGTTCCATTGTGCCAGATGTATTGTGTGCCATTGCTTGCACTGTCATTAAAGCCTATCCCTGTCCAAGAGTTTGAGCTTGTTAATAGAATTTGGTTGTCATTAGTGGTGTTGATTGTAAGAACACCTGTAAGCGTTCCACCGCTAAGAGGTAAGAAAGAACCTGAATTTACGTTTGCAAGAACATAGGCTTTAATAGACTGCTGAGTTGCCAATGCTGTCGCGCTGTTACTAGACATATCATCTTGGTCTAGTATGTCAGTAATAGATACTGAGCCAGTGCCAGATAAAGAGTTAAATTCTATAGCGCCACCTACATCTAAACTGGGTGTGGTTACTTTATGGCTAAAATCAAACTTGTCGTTAGCTGAGTCCCATAGAATAGTCGCGTTAGTTGTGGAATTGACTGCATCCTGAATGGTTATTCCTGCACCGTTAGCATTCCCTGAAGAGTCTCCAGTTGAATAATTTAGTGTAATATTCTTATCTTTAACGTCTAGGTTAGCAGTATCAATAGTTGTCGTTGTTCCTTGGACAGTGAGATCACCAGTGACAACCAAGTTACCTGATACCGTTCCACCGCCAGATGGTACGGATGGGCTTCCGTTTGCAAAAGTATTTGATGCTGATTCAATAAAGTTAATAGCACTTGAGCTAAGTTCATAAAGTCTATTAGACGTTGATTGCCCAGCAGATTGAGGTGAGCCTGTTCCTGTTACGGTTGAGGATACTTTAAATTTATGGACACCAGCCGCAAGGTTTGTAAATGTATGGGACGTTACAATATAGGCTGTTGCACCATAGGATACAGTGCTTGCAATGTACTCTAAAGCACCCCCTGCGCCCATTAACGATGTGTACCACTTGTTTATACTACCTGCTATATAGTTTGCTTGGACATAGACTTCTGTGGCACTTGGGGTTGAGTCAGTGCTAGTAAAGGTAATTGGCTTAGTTGCCGCTATTGAATAATTACCTGAATCAACTTTTGATCTATAAACCACATTAAAGATTGAGTTTGTAATGTTGGCTAAAGCCTCAGCTTGCCCAGTTGACCCTGAGGTTGCTGATTCACCGCGATAGTACAGGCTTCCTGTATTGTTAGCATATATAGCCAACTTTGATGTAATCGTAACCGTAGCAGTGGTATCCAAAGTAAGGGTCATCTCGCCCCCATCACCAGATAGAACTCCTGAAACCTTATTTACCGATGCGCCACTTGTAAGAGAAAGCCCTGCTAAAGCCGATGGGCCTAGGCCATTTTGATCTATAAGAATGTTGCCGTCAGTGTCATAGATAGTGATATTGTTAGCAAAAACGCTACCGCTAGGCGTTACTTGGAATACTGCGTTATCTTCATCTCCTATATCCGCTCCAGCAAAAATTCTATAGTTTGCGCTGGCGTTTCCATCAATTACCGTTCTAGCTGTTCCTGTGCCAGCTATAAACTTACCTGCCGTTGTTACATCTCCAGTAAAGGCTCCACCAGTAGCGTTAATAGTTCCTGTAACCGTTGCACTCTCAGCCGTCAATACACCAGCAGGGGTTACTCTAAAAAATGCTGATCCAAATGTTGCGTTTCCTAAATATATACCATTTGAATCAGCTTTAAATATATTGTTTCCAGACCCAATAGATATTGTTCCACCAGAAAGCGCTCCAGTAAACGTGCCACCACCGTTTATAGTTAGAGTATCTACTCCATTCCAAGATAGCTTATCTTTTAAGCTGAACTGACCTGCATCATCAACATAAAAAGCGGTGTTGGCGTTTTCAAATGTTCCTGTGCCTATATATATTTTATCAGAAGCAACATTGAGTCCACCGATAGCTCCAGATGTAGCTGTTATGGCTCCTGTGATTGTTGCGGATGTTGCTGTAACTGCTCCAGCTTCCGTAACTTTAAATGGTGCGTTTGCTTTATTGGCTAAAGTTGCGCCAGCATAAAACCTTATATCATCACCGCCTGTTACAGCAGATGACAAACCAAACGAATCGGCTAAATCTGTTATGGATGTTGCGGCAACAATGAAATCAGCTATCTTTCCAGTAGTTGCATCTATGCTTCCCTTTATGGATAAGCCTGTTGATGGCTTATATGATAACCCACTCGTTGCTGTGCCTATGGAAAATGCGGGTTCAATAGTAGCTGGAGCCGCAGTAAATCCTAAGAAGAATCCGTTTACTGAGGTGTCTTCAAAAGTGCCTTTTCCAGCTTTTACTGCGCTACCCTCTGATGCCGTAAGAGTAAGCTGTCCAGTAGTTATCTTGTCAGCATCTAGGTTGTTTACGGTAATTACATCAGCATCAATAATTCCAGCAGATAGCTTGTTTGCGCTAATTTCATCCACATCAACCGTAGTCACTTTCTTCATCTGACCAGCTGGACTTGTTACATATACTGGATTGCCGCCTGATTCTGGAACACTACCGTATATATTTACCGCTATTATTTTAAAGTAATAATTAGTGTCGTAACTAAGCCCATGAGATCGGCCTAGCAGTACAGTCTTTTTCTTACCTATATCTCCGTAGTAAGTTCCGATACGGTTGCTTGCTGATGGGGCGTAACTTGTAGTTGTATCATAGTGAACATCAACCGCCCTCATATTTGTGTTTGATGGGTTAGTCCAACTTAGCTCAATATTAAATGGCTTGTCAGTTGTAACAGCTAGGTTTGTAGGGTTTGTAATACTGTCAGGTTGCGCTATCGCTATATTAGCTACGCTTGAATATACGCTGTACACGTTGTCAAAAGAGAAGTGCCTTACTCTAATGTTATATGTTGTTCCGACAGTTACGTTTGCTATCTCAGCAGTTGTTCGGCCTATCCCTGCTAGGGTAGCCGTTACATATAGTGAGTCGGCTTCGGTGCTTTTCTTGAACTGTATTTCTGTTCCCTGAATAGCACTATCTACAGCATTAGCCCAAACCGCTTTGATGTTTATTTTGGCAGTTTGACCTTCAACATTAGTTATCTGTACTGGAGTGCCTATAGTCGGGGGGCTGATACTAACCTCACCGATTACTGCCTGAGCCGCGTTTGGCTGAGGTGTTGAGTATTCGCTAAAGACGAAACCAAACACACTTGAGTCCATTTCTTGCAAACTCAATGAGGTTGCCGCGAATACTTGTCCGTCATTCTCTAAGAAAGTCATAGACATATTTTGAATTTCAAAAATCTTGTTTGTGTAGCCTAGCCTTTCATTAGTTAAATATATCCAATCATTAGGCTGTGCTTTCATAAACTCAAGAGAAGTAACTAAATCAACAGTAGTTGCTTTCCGTTGGTGATTTAGCGATATTCTCTGCAACCGTTGCGCGGTAGTTTCCGAGGTTGTAAATGGGTATCTAAGCTCAAGAACTCTTTTAAAGTTGGCGCTTGCCTCTCCCGATGGGGTGTCAGCCGCCAAGAATGGGCTTGAGGTAAATTGCCCTATCTCAGAGGCTTGGTAATTGTCATTTTTGTTTATAAATATTGATTTAACCGCGTTAAACAATTCTCCACTTTGCGATTGAGTGGTAATGCGTGGGGGTGCTAACAGCTTGTCGTCTGTAATGGTTAAAGCTGGAGTCTGAGATGCTCCAGCAAATAGATTAAATCTTCCGTTTGTGTAAGTTACGTTACCAGCGCAAGCCGTCGTAATCGCCTCTATTAAACCTGAACCACTTGCTGAAAAGTTTGATATTCCGCTAGAGGTATATCTTTTTTCTGTAGTTGCTGGGTCTCCATTGCCATCAACAGTAAGAGTTACTAACGTGTCACAAAGGTTAGCCGCAGATGAAAAACCACCTCCAGAAGTACCATCATTAAGCTCTGACGCTAAAGCCTTTAAACCATAAGTGGTATCTGTTAAGTAATCCCTAACCTGTAGCGCTGGGTTTTGACGCTGTGCATCTGTTGTAGATACAGCACCGTTACCGCTATTTGCTCTAGGATCCCATATGTTTTTACCACGCATAACAAACCATATTTTAGGGATGTTAGGCATTTTTTCAGGGTCATAAACCAATTCAAAATAGAAATAACTACAGCCTAAAAATTTAGCTGTGGCAGGGTAAATGTATTGTGATAGAGCATGAGCTAACCCATCAACGGCTGTCTGTGAGCCATCATGAAACGTAAACCTAGCAAGGGTATCTGTGCCAAAAGCATTATCATTATCTGCGTTTTCAAATTTTGAGTTAGTTACGGTATATACAGTCTCACCGTTTAAGGTTGCTGTTGTGTAGGTTAGCTTTGTCTCTCCAAAATACACCTCATCAAAGCCATCGCACTCATGCCCAGCGACTACAATAGTTGTGCTTAAGATAGAGTTTTTAGTACCGCGAGTATTCATCTTGACGATGGTGCCACCAACCCTAGCAGTACCATAAATTAACTGCCTTGCTACTGCACCGCCAAGCCCTGATACCTTTGTGCCAAAATTAGCCGCACTAGCACTAACGCCCTTGCTAGATAGCATTCCTATCCCGCCAGCAACGACAGAACCAACAAAGGTTGAAGCGGCCGCCATCGCTACGTTTATGGCGACATAATCAGCGGCCGCTCCAAAGGCTCCAGCCGCACCTAAAGTATTAATAACAATAATTGTTGCTACCACTACTACTACAGCAATGATTGCCGCTTTAATTATCTTAGCCATTTATTCTAAACACCTTTATTGCTAGATCATTGTTCCTAAAAGTAAAGCCTCCATCTGATGGGCTTATAATTGCATACCCATCGCAGACTCCAGTAACCTGCTTATCGTCAACCTTAAAAACAACAATATCACCCTTAGCAATAAAAGACTTCTCTATTACATATAAACCTTTTAATTTAACGCCCTTCATCATGCTTTTTAGCAGTGTTTTTCCATAGCCGCTGATCGCTTCTTGAGCGCTTTCTTCATCATTCCACTCTAGCTCAGGTGGGATTAAATCTTCGCCTGTCATAGCTTTAAATGCCGCATCTGCAAACTTTACGCAATCCCATTCACCCCACTGAAAATCTCTATCTTTATTTTCAATCATAAAGGCGTGGTATCTGTCTTCCCAATCTGGAAGTTTATTAGCCATTGCTATTTCCTTACTTCAAATAAAATTAGAATTTTTGAGTGTTGGTGTTGTCGTTATTGTCGCCACCATTATTTCCGTTATTGCCACCACCGATATAAATGCCGCCAGTGCTTCGGCCCCAAAGTATGTCTGTATCTTGCAGTTTTTCAACGGCATCAAAACCAGTATCACCCGAACCTGCCAAGGCTACCTGAGACTCTTTTGTGTACCTGTAGTTGCATGGACGCTCTAAATCTAAAAGTCTGTTTTCGGTAATTAGGGTTATCATTACTCCTTCTGATGGAGAGTCTGTAATTGAGGTGGAAGTCATCCTTCCCTTGTATAGAGTCATAACTCCATCAACGTGATCTGTGCCTCCACTAACGAATGCGAGTAGTAAAGTAATTGGTCTGTTTTGATAGCTTTCAGTAACAGCATAACTTAGAACCGTTTCATTCATACCTGATAACTGAAACGTAACTCCTGCGCTCTTTAGGTCGTTTGAATCTTCAATATCAGATACAGCCAGTAATGTGCCAGCACCAGTGTAGGTTTCTGAATTTATAACTAAATCGCCACCACCAGAATGTAGTAGCAACGTGCTTGTATCAAACTCTGCTTTTATAGCGAAAATCATATTTTGATGATCTTCTGCTAATTTTATAGCCGCTTTTGCGTCAATTCCTGACCTAGTTGCCATTACATAACCTCTACAAAACTAAAAACAATATTATAAATAGAATTTTGATTAGCGCTCCAATCCACGTTATTGGTATCCAACCTAAACAACCCTCTATTAACGCCAGTATCAAATCCAACAACATGGTCATCCGTAAGGTTTTGACGTAGCTTTGGCTGTATTGGTATTGAGTAAAGATCAGTAGTTGCATCTGTTACTACAGCGTCACCAGTAGCCATAACTAGCTGAACTATATTATCAAAGCTGGTTGCTGTAAAATCATAAACAGCAAGGTAATCTCCAGCCTTTACCGTCCCAGATACGTTAGTTTGGGATGCTTTTAAACTTAAAGCGGAAGAACCCTTAACATTTTGACGAACCTTGCACCCTGCCGTACCCGATTCCGCAGTGCAAACGTGATCTACAGTTACGGTAGTGTTGTTGGCATTTTTAGTAACTATCTTGTATGTTTGATTGTTTTCTTCATTATTAGCGCCTGATACAGTAAAAAAATCTCCAACAACAAGCCCATTAAATATAGCTGAACCTGCCTGTATTACCGAGTTATTAAAAGTCATTGCGACAGAAGCTACGTTAGTTCCACCGTTTATTCTCACATCACCTAAAAATCTTGAGCCGTTATAAGTCCCCTGCGGAACCTTGCCATCAGGGTCAACCATTTTAAAGTAGTTTTTCTGCCCTTCTAAGGCTGATAAAAAAGACTGCCACTCTACAGCCTGTGAACGTCGCATTGGCGCGAGAGTAACCCTTCCTGTCCAGTAATTAGCTTCGTAGTCTTGTGTGCGTATTTTACCTGAGAATGGTGATACAGTTACGCCCATTGTATTATTTAATGAGAAGTCAGAACTTGTAAACCCCACGTTAGTCGGTATTGGTATTATTCTAGGCACCTAGCAACCCCTTTCTGTAATTTCCACCTCTACGGCTGGCATCCAGTACCGCACTTTTTGATACCTCTGCTATTGTTGGCATCATCTTGTTTATTTCTGCCCTGACTGTGCCGACAACCCCTGTTGAGAAGTTGAGGCTTTGATTTACCACGATAGTGCTACCGCCACCCATAGCGTTTTTAGTATTCATGCCATTCATGACACTACCGCTAGTGTTAGGTATAATTAACTCTGGTCCGCGCTCTCCAACTAAGGTGGGGGTACCTTTGTTGTAATGACCTCCACTTGCGTCAGTAGCCACGCCTTTATTTCTAAGCGTGGTAAATGCCGCATCTCCTTTGAGGCCAAAAACAGCATTTAGTATTTCATTTACGACTGCCATTTGTAAAAAGATAGAAATGATTTGAGACACCATGCTTTTTGCGAAATCTTTAAACGATCCTAAAGCATTTTTGCCATCCATTAAGGCGTTGACAAAGTTGGTGCTAAAAGCGTTGGCCGAATTTGTTACTGCTTGCTGTAGCTGTGTTCCTAAAGTTTCAGAGGTATCCTTTGAAGTCTCACCGATATCTTTTAACTCATCTTTTAGCATTTTCATTACTGCTTGAATTTCTTCTGGCGTTCTAGCGCCAAATAAGAATGCCAAAACAACGCCATCCTCGGAATCTATGGCTGTTTGCAATTCTGCTATGGTAGATTTTAAAGCCTCAAAAGGAGTAACAGTTCCTTCAACTGCGGATTTTAAATCACCAAAATTTTCTTCCATACTTGCATTCTTAGCGTCATCTTGCATCCCTTTTAATTCCGCTCTTAAAAGTACAAGTCCATCCTGAACCTGTTGCACTGTCATCTCAGGGAACATTTTCATAAAAGCATCTTGATCAGTACCTAATGCTAATGCTATTGCCTCTATTTGTTTTTCAAGGGCTTGCGCTGGAGTTATGGTTCCTTGTATTGCGCCAGCAATTTCACCATACTGATCTTGTATAACCTGTAAACTATCATCGTCTATCGTTGCCTGTATTTCCGCCCTTAACTTACCCACAAGAGCAGTCATATCCTTTAAGTCATCGCCACTAAACTCCCTTTCAACACCTATCTTTTCTCCTGCATCATTTAACTTATCCTTCATAATCAAGGAGGCTAAACCTATCTGTGTCATCATCTCGTCAACTTCGCGGAACGGATCTAAGGCATCTTTTGTTTTCTCCCTTAGCTTATCCAAATCAGCTGAAAAGCCCATTGCCTTTCCAACCAAAGCTAAATTATCAAGGGTTTCCTTGCTTGCTAATTCGTCTCCTTGCTGATTGCCTAATACGGATGCTTCATCAATTCCTTGAGCTTCTTTCAAAATGTTAATTCTGTGTTGAAGTTCATTATTAACACTTTTCTGACCGAGGATTACCTCCCGAATATTATCAGTTTCATTTACCCTTCCTAGCTCCCTTGAAAAGTTGTAAGCCTCTACCGATTCAATTAACCCAAGTCTAAGTCTTTGTTGAGCTTCTTTAAGGGCATCTAAGTCTAACTCTGGAATTATGGCTATAGCTTGCTCTACGTTAGAGGATAGCTTGCTTTTCATCCTACTGTTATTAACAACATTTTTACCAAGCATACTGTTAATTTCAGTTACATTTTCACTGGCGCTTAATTTTTCTCCTCTCTTTAGTTTGTTTCGTATCCCAATAGCCCTTGCAATTGCATCAACAAAGCGAGTCAACTGGTCAGCCATATCCTTTAAATCATCGCCTAAGCCACCGCTAAATATGGTTAAAGCTAATTGCTTAAATGCAATTTGCAGGTTTGAAACTTTTGTAGAAAGGTTTTCCATCCTAGCGGCCATAGTGCCGCCAGTAGTTTCTTTAAGCCCTTTCTGTAAGGCTTTAATAATAAGAGCCGCGCCAGCAGTGCTTTTACCAAAATCAGCTATTTTATCTCTAGTAAGGCCAAGCTGTTTTCTCAATATTGGGTATACAGCGATGCCTTGGGTTTCTAACTGCTCAAGTTCCTCAAGCCCTAGACCACCGCCTGTAGCTTTAGATGCAATTTTAACAAGAGACGCAAAAGCCTCAGTTGCATTTCCAGCAATAGAGGCCGCATCACCAAAAGTTTTAAGCATTTCAATGTTAGGTTCAAGGCCAGCAGACTTTAATCTAATGAATGCCTTGGTAACATCTTCAATTTGAAAGGGGGTTGTTTTTGCGAAATCAATTACTTGGTCAAAGGCTTTACTGCCACCTTCAATTCCACCAAATACGGTGTTTAAAGATATTTGCAAATCTTCAAAAGCCATACCTACATCGGCTATCTTTTTTGTCATGGCAATAAGCACAACACCAGTAACAGTGCCAACAGCCATCATTGCGCCTTTCATGCCAAGGATAGCAGTGCCAGCCGCAGACGCGGCAAGCCTCATATTAAGAAGGGCGTTAGTGGATGGGGAAAGCCCTTTCTTGCCAGACTGCCCAACATCTTTGGTTTTTTTCTTTACGTCGTCTAACGCTTTATTAAGCTGTTTAGTATCAGCTTTAATGCGTACAACTAGTTCGTCTATTGTAGTAGCCATTAGTCGGGGTATAACTCCATTAGCTGTTCAAGGCTGTCCCGATCTAAAGGCTTGTTACTATCATCGTCTGATGTATTAAATTCCTTAAATCCAGCAAGCGTTGCGTAAACTTCAATAGGTGACATATTCCAGAACTCACTAGGTTGGATTCCAGCCATTCCTACGCAAATTTCATAGAAACGCCTCCAAACTATTTCATCTAGTTCGTCACCTAGCCCTTTTTTGACTCAACCCCTTCTGAGGAAGGATCACTCATCGTTGATACCAATAAGGTAGCTACTGCGCTACAGGCGCTTACAATTCCAGTATCTTGGATAATGCTTTTTACATTAGTTTCATTCACATCGTTACCACCACCCCTGAGAGCGTGTAATAGAATGCAAACTAGCTCACCCATGCGAACATCAGCTTCTGATAGCTTTTGAGTAATTGAAAGGATGCCCTTATCAAGCTGTGTCTCAATCTTAATAATGGCATCAACATTCAAACGACAAGTGTAATCCTTGCCCCCAAGACTAATTTGTATCTGACCCTTTAACGGATTTGTCATCTGACTTTCCCTTCTTTGTAGTTGCCATTGCAACGGTTAAATGTAAGACACCATCTCTGGAGTCAAGTTGACAAGAAGCAACATTGCACTTCTTGCCATTTACAGCTATCTCACTTACCTCTTCAAAATCTTCAGGACATGGACACATAACTCTTTCGCCACTAACCATTCCATTTAACTTTTCAGAGCCAATATTAATCTTAGCTTTAGCCCAAGACATCACTCACCTCCAGTATTATGCGAATGTAGTAAACCCAGCAGACTCTAAGGATATTGAGTAAGTTGCTTCACCATTATATTCACCAGCATACTCTAAGGAAGTAATCTGGAAAGATCCAGTAAAGGTTCCTAGGTCTGGGACAATAACTTGAAAGCTGGGGAAAGCCGCTGTTTGGTTGCCAGCCGATCCATTAGTCGTATTTGCCTGTGCCGCAAAAGCCGCTTTAACAGCAACCTCTGCCGCTGTATCAGTAAAGATACCTGAGCCAGAAATGGAAACGCTTTGAACGCCACCACCAGCAAGCAATGTTCTTTGACCGAATGAGTCTTTGCTTGTAGCATCTACAGATTCTTCGTTCATAGTAATTGACGTTGAGCGCAAACCGCCTACAGTTGTGTAGGTGCCGCCAATGTTAATTTTTAGTAATAAATCTAAACCTTTTTGTGCCGCCATCTAAATTCTCCTATCAACTTCGTTGATTATATTAACCTAGCATAATTGCACGAAATCTCATTACTCCATGCCTCGTAATCCCATCTGGGTCTCTGATTATATCACTGAACTCAAAACGCATATTTATAAAATTTGAGCCAGTAACGGACAGACTGCTATCATGCAACAGAGTGTGAACCCTGTCCATTATATTTTTTGCCTCTAAACTGCCTCTATATCTGCTCCAAACGTCTACGTTTACTGAAACTTCTGAACCAGTTTGATCTTTTGTGCCGTAATCTATTGCCGTATCTTCACCTAATTGGACATAAGGATATGGCGTTTCTTCTGGAACATCGTCAAAAATCTTAGCGCCTAGAGTGCTTGTTAGGTTTGAGTCTGTAGACAGCTTGGCAAAAACTGCTGTCTGTAAAGCAAATTGATTAATGCTCATTTCTTGCTCCCTTTCAATCCTATTAAACCTTCTCGTATAAAGATTCTTTTGATTTTGCTTGTACTTTTTCTTAGGGCTGGAGCCATAAACGGACGCTTGAGCATTGTTGCGGTGCCATATTCAAGATGTTTTGAGTAAGGGGCTGAGGATACAACCTCTCCAACAGCAACCGTCCCACTAACCTCAACAGAGGAGCTAATTTGAGATATTAAAAATCCAGTGTCTGTTGCTGGAGCTTGATTCGGCCCAGACTGTAAATGCATTCGGTTTGGATTGTATTTCTGCACAACCCCTCCAGATTTACTTCCCGACGCTATTGAGAATATAGCCTCGCTCCTGACTTCATTAGCCGCTAAGAAAACCGCCCTTCTTGCGTGTTCAATAGGGGCATCCCTTAACCTCTCAGTCAATTTAGCCATGAATTTCTTTTCTTTAACTAGGGTTATAATCATACAGCCACCCCTTCGGTAGCTTTAACGACCAAATATTTGTCTCTTTCATCAAGGTTAATTACTGAGGTTATGTTGAAGAATTTGCTGTTGTAGCTAATGCGGTGCTTGTTTGTTACACCAGCCACGTATCGCATTGTAAAGACGTATAAGCCCTTTTCGTCTATTACCCCTTGCGTGTACTTGTCTGAGGCTGATTGTTGCTCTACATGGGCGTAAAGTGTCTTAAATGTTGACCAAGCAACAGAACGGCCTCCACCAGCATCGGTTGTACTTCCCATACTTTGAATGACAATACTTTTCCTCAGAGCGCCTACTGAGGCTCCAGAGCCAGCCATTATCCAGTTGCCATCAAGACTGAGCTACCCATGCCCCCATGAACTACGTAAGGGCTGTACAGCTTTTGTATCATAGGTGGCATAGACAGAGTTTCTTGGTAGTCCTTCATGTCTCCTCGTTGGTCAAACATATAAGCAATATGCATTAGCATACCCAACTTCAAAGGCTCAGGAACGGTTGACGCATTTGTATAACCCACCACATAGATAACTTCTATAGAATTTGCAACTCTAAGCGCTGTCGGGAAGGTCTCCCCAGTTCTTAGCGTAATTCTTGATGGCTCTCTTGCGGTGTCAACGTAATAACGGCTTGATGCCATTGTTGTTGCCACATCATCATCGTTATATGTTTTTAAGCTGGAAACAGTTTGTACTGGCCCCCTTGGAAGGGTCACGTAGTTTTTGTAGTAGTTTAGGTATGGCCCTGTTCTCATTCCCTCCCACAACGGATTGCTCATATCTTCCGTAGCATCCAAAAAAAGATTGAGAGTTTGAGACATCAAGCTCCTGTGCGTAAAGTCCTCGCAGAATTTACGCGCAGTTTTACCCATCATTAAGATGAGCGCTTGATCGGCTGAATCATCAGACTTTAAATAATTCCTTATTTCAGCCTCAGATAATGGCTCTGCTGTAGGTTGAGTTTGTACTATTAGCCCAGCCATGTATCACCTCTTTAGTGAGCGGTTTTCTCTTCCTCTTCAAGTTTGGTAATTACGGCCAGTTCATCACTAGGCAATAACTCTGGGAGCTTTGCTTTGTGCATTTCAATAGCGGCATTAATATCACCAGCCTCAAGATTCATTTGAGCAATTTTGTTTTGTAGCTGTTGGACATGGTTAATAATCATACCTGCCTCAGCGCTAATTGATTCTACAGGCCATTCTTTCTGAACGCCCTCTTCGGAGTTTACGTAAGTAAAAAGTTGTGGCTGTGCTTCTTCTTTCATAACTGCTTCTTTTGACTTGCTCATAGTTAGCCTCTGCTTTATTTATCCCCTACTGGGGTGTTGGTTAAATGCATATAGTATCAAGTGAACTTTGCAACGGCAAGACATGCCAACATAAATGGATAAACGCCCCACATCATGTTTTCTAGGCGGTCAAACCTAGCCGCACCATCTTCAAGCCTTTTTTCAATATTTTGATAGCGAATTGAACATTCTTTTTCATGTGCTTCAATCTTGCTTATTGCTGATTCTTTCAAAGCGTATATACCTCTACTCTCTCAGATTTGCCTTTGGCCTCAATGGATGGCAATGATTGTAACTCACAATTAGCTTTTTGTGCAGTCTTAGCCCCTATTAAAATATCAACACCTGCCAGCTTAGTGCCTGACTCTAGCCTAGCCGCCACATTAACAGCGTCACCTATAGCTGTATAGTCAAACCGTTGGTCTGAACCCATGTTCCCAATGATGGCATCTCCGCTATTTATGCCAATTCCAATCTGTACAGGCGGCAACCCCTTAGCCTCAAACTCAACATTTAGGTCAATCATATTCTCTTGTATTTTTTTGGCGCACTCAATAGCCCGATCTTCATGGTTCTCTAGGTCTAAAGGCGCTCCAAATATAGCCATCATTGCATCACCAATGTACTTGTCTACCATTCCGTGACACTCTGCGACTGCTGATTGCTGGGCTGTTAGGGCTTTATTCATAATATAAGCCACCTCTTCGGGCGTTACACTCTCTGACAGGGCCGTGAACCCACGGACATCAGTAAATAGGAACGTACAGTAACGCTTTTCACCCCCTAACTTGAGTAATTCGGGGTTTTCTTGGAGTTTCTTAACCTGCCTTGGGTCTAAATAATGCTCAAACTGTTTCTTAATCTGTTCTTTTAGCTTGTATTGCTCTCTGTAGTTTACATAAAAGGTTGCGGACGCAATTATAAATTCAGACAGGATTGCAAACGTAACATCAACAAGCATTCCAGCACTTACTAGGTAATATCCAATCGCTAAAGTTCCACCCATTAGCGCAAAGGAAAACAAAACCCCAAGATAAACCCCTAAATAGTTTATTGCTGTAAACACCAATAGCATCCCAACAATCAAAATAACCGCCTCATAGAGCATGGCCTCTTGCGGAATCATCGGCATACGCTTATTTGATGCGTGAACAATAGTCTCCGCTAAAGATGCCTGTATCTGGTGGGGGTATAACAGCCCTTTGGGGGTGGATACTTGGGGGAGTATTCCCTTAGCTGTGGTTCCAACAATAACCATCTTACCTTCTACGTTCATTTCAGATAGGGACGTTCCATGTGTAGCAACCCAATTTACCCAAACCCTGCCAGCAGAGTCAGTCGGGATAGGGTTTAGCTGTTTTACTCTAATCTCCTGTATGCCGTTTTGATTTGTTTTTATGACGTAGGTGTTTGTGCCAGTAACAGCCTTGAGCATTTGCGTCCCGAAACTTGCCATCCAACCATCTGGACTACGCATAAGTAAGGGCATTCTCCTTACCATGTTATCTACATCAACAGGCGCGGACACTATTCCCTGCAATGAAACCTCTCTCAAAGGCTTTATGTTTTGAGTCACCCCCTTAGCTAGAAACCCTCCAACATCTTCACCTAGAATTACAGTCCCCTCTGTTTTTGGAACCTCTCTATAGCCATCAGTTTCAAACATGGCAATCACACTTGGCACGTAAGATAGTGCCTCAGAGAATGCCTCATCACCCCCAAACCTGTCAGGCTCGCTAAATACCGCCACCCATGAAACAGACATAGCGCCAGCGTTTAATAGATCAATATGAATTTGAGCAAGCCGCTCTCTAGGGAAAGGCCATCCACCCTCTCGCCTTATATCTTCTTCTGTTAAGTTTAAAAGGACAAAGTTGCCTGTAGGATCCTCTGTTTTAACTGCGTAATCAAACGCCCTTAGCTTCACCACCTCAAGAATTGATGGCTTATAAATATGCAAGCAAAGCAAGCCTAGAGCAACAAAACCAACAACTAGCTTTTTCATACGTACATATCCACAAAGTTACCTTTCTTTGATTCTAGGAATCTATATTTTCTCCAAATAAATTTGAAATAAGCCATTACCCCTCCTGTGTTATCTTAATAACAGAGTCGCCACCATTTATTTTTATGACGTTAGAAACACCATCCTGAATTAAAATTACTGTGTAGCCATTAGATATATTAAGGTCTAGCCTCGCTGACTCGCTTACACTCCTGCGTAGGCTTATCGTTTGCCCTGTAATTAGCGTAGTAATTTGAGTTTTAACATCTAGCCCTAATGTTGTACCAGTAACCGTTACCCCTGAAACCATAGCCAACTTATCTTCATCCTCCTCTACACCAAGCGCGTCCAGAATATCAAGTAAGTCCTCCAAGTAATTAACGTCCAAATAGTTTATATCTAGCTCAGTAAATTCAAGGCTGTCATCAGCCAAAAAATCCTCCTCTAAGTAGTCAAAATCAAGATCGTTAAAGTCTAAGATGTTTGCCTTGGCTACAATTCTCTCCCCATCAATCGCTTTCTCTTCTTTAGGGGGTGAAACAATTAATAGGTTATCAATGAACTCAAGGGTTAAATCTAATATGGCTGGTTTAGAAGGGTTAGACTCAAAGACGGAAACGGTTGTTGCTTCATAAGGTTTGTTTAGTAGTACGCTACCTGTAGCTGTAATAACCTCAATTTCACCACTTGAAACACCATACTTGTCAGGCAATAAAATAATTAGACTGCGGCCTAGCTCATCAACCGTTGCAGTAAAGTCAGTTCCCCTTATAGCAATATCAGCCGTTGGAGTTTTAAGAGATATGTTTTTGCGGTCTATTTTCCCTAGCTTGCCACTAATAAACCTAGCAGTGCCTAAACCAAAGGTAAGAGCCATTTGAGATTTTGTGGGGTCTGGATCGTATATGTATTTGTCTATCGTTAGTTGGGAATGCTCAGTTAGCTTTACAGTTGAGTCATCAAGAAACTTTATAGCCATACGGCCGTTAGTTGTAACAGCCTCATCGTTAGTTTGTATAGAAAAATCTAAATCCGCATCATAGTTTAATGATGCGCTAGATGAGCCTAGTCTTTTGATTTGAGCGTACCCACTTACCTCAGATACGCCACCAATATCAACAGCCTGTGCTTGAACCCTGATCGTTTTGAACAATACAAATAATACCACCAGAACCAACATTAACGATTTTGAGCCAGTCATTATCTTGCGTACTCAGTTGTTGAATATTAAATGTCCGACTGCCACCTGTTTGGTCTAGGTAAAAATACCCCCCTGCGGAAGCCGTGACCCCTGCCCCAGTGTAAGTTAAGG